CATTGTCATCTTGTCTGTCTCTTGATCCTATTTGCATTGTAACAGTGCCACCTCTGAAATAAGGTACTGATCTGTTAATTATGCCATGTTTTCCTTGTTGTAGGAAAAACTCACCAGTTTCTATTGTTGCTGCTAGTGGATTACCAGTGAATGCAAATATCTTATTGTCTTTAGCACCACCAAATAAAAATGCTCCACCCTTATATAAATTACTGTCAAGTGGTGCAGGTAATGCATCTAGATTTGCTGCTAAATTATCTAACCCCTCAAGAGTGTAACCTGCAGTAAAAAAGGGTGCTAATAACTCTGCTGCAACTTCAGCATAACTCCATTTCTGTGTTGCATAATTATATATAATTAATCTGTCTGCCTTACCATCTGTGCTACTGTTTGATACATAACTCCAAGCACATATCTGTTCTGTAGGATCTATGGCACAAGACATAGCATCTGATTTAGCTGCATTAAAATCATTGAAGAAAAACTTATTTACTTTCTCTGCACCTATTGGCACAGACTTAGTGCCATCAAAAGCATAAAACCCATCATCTGATAGATAAAATACTGTGTTTCCTATGTTTGCAACTGATC